ATGTAGGAGACATCCAACCGGATGTAAATGCTGGTACATTTTCTTTGAAAATTGTAACAGGTAATATGAAAAAAATAATTTAATACAAATAAACATGAAAAATGCAGTAAGTAAGGAAGTTGCAATCAAGGATGTTAATGCCTGGTTAGACTACAAAAAAGTATCACAAAAAAAACGTGAATCAAATTCAGATCAAATTGAGGTATTAATTCAAGCAATTGAAGAAGGTAACTTATCAATTGATCAAGATACATTTGAAATTAATCACGAATTATTATTTCCTATTGGTGATACGTTAATGTTTACATATAAACCACGTATCAATGTAGGTTTAATTCATAGAAGATTAAGTGGAATCAAGTCAGGTGATTCAGATGGTAGATTCTTGGCATACGTATGCACATTGACTGGATTAAATTCTGGCATTGTTTCAGCGGTGGACACAGAAGACTATGGGATTTGTTTTGCTATTGCTTGTTTTTTCTTATAGACCTCAATGATATTGACAGTATGATTAAATCTATTGTCAGGTCATTTTTTTGGAAGTTGCAAGATATAGAAAGTCTGTACCTTGATGGTGCAGACTTTCGAGGTTTAGAATACTGGTATGATGATATTGTTGAGGTGGAAAAATCGATAAATCCGGCAACATAAAAAAATAAGAACATGGCCAATCAAAGCATAAGTCAACTACCAGTCGCGACAACCCTCACCGGTGATGAGCTGACTGTCGTTGTACAAAATGGAGTCACCAAGCAGACCCAGGTGCAGGATATTGCCAATGTGGTAATCCCTGGCAAGCTGATTGACTATTTGTTTTTTGATGGTAACAGTGACTTAATTGTTGTCTACACAGACGCGACAACACAAAACTTAGGCCCCATTCCTGGCTTCGTTGCCGCGACAATCGCGCCCAACGGCCACTTAATTTTAACGAACTCGACCGGTGGCACCACCGACGCGGGTTCAGTATTTGCATCGCTTAGCCAGACATTCATCACGGCAAACAACGAGTCTAGCACGCTGCCAAACAGCCAGCAGCTCATCGCCGGCGCTAATATCTCGCTGACCCCAGGCACGAACAGCATCACTATTGCAGCCTCTGGGTCATCTGGCAGCTTGAACACCGCAGGCATTGGCCTGATTGCAAAAGACACCAGCACCTCAGTTATTGCTCGTACGTTAACCAGCGGCTCGTCCGGCATCACGGTAACGAACGGTAATGGTCAAGCAGGCAACCCAACTATTGGTTTAGCCGGTCGTATTGGCGACATTGAGGCATTAGCTACTAGCGGCCTCTTGGTAATGCAGAGCGGCACTGACGTAATTAACCGTAACCTAGTCGGCACAGGATCACAGATCACAGTAGTCGACGGTGATGGCCTATTTGGTAACCCAACTGTAAGTATTACACCAAACGTTGTATTGCCCGGCACAGGCTCCGTTACTGTGCCCCAGGGCAACACATCGCAGCGCCCAGGCGCGCTGCCAGGACAGATTCGATTCAATACACAGCTAAATGTGTTTGAGGGCCAGGACAACGACGGCACTTGGAAAACTTTAGCCTTAGGTGGCGGCGTGACATCGCTAGGTATTGGTACCGGGCTACAGTCAAGCACCACAAACCCAATTACATCCACTGGCACGATTAGCCTTGCGGACACCGCGGTTACTGCAGGTAGTTATGGATCTAGTAACCAAGTCGGAACATTTACAGTTGACGCGCAGGGAAGACTAACTGCAGCAACAAACGTAACAATTACACCAGGCTCAATTGGTGGTATTGATACAGTCAACGGCACCTCAAACGAAATAACAAGTAGCCAGGTTGGCACCGTAGTAACGCTGAGCCTACCAACAGCGTTGACGTTCACTGGTAAGACAGTAACTGACGGCACGTTTAACATGACGGCCGCTACGGTTGGTAGCGACACGGTCACGACTAATTCAGCATCACAGACGCTAACAAACAAGACAATTAGTGGCGCAACAAACACACTGAGCAATATTGGTAACAGCAGCCTGACAAATAGCTCTGTTACAATTGGGTCTTCTAATTTAGCATTGGGCGGTACGCTGACAACATTTGCGGGCGTATCTATCAGTGGCAGTACAAACACACTGAGCAATATTGGTAACAGCAGCCTGACAAATAGCTCTGTTACGTATAACGGCGTAAACGTAGCACTAGGCGCCAGCGGCACCATTACAGCAAACACCACCAATGCGTTAACAATTGGTACCGGCCTACAGTTAAATACCGGAACCACGTTTGATGGCTCGGTAGCCAGAACAATTTCGATTGATAGCTCCGTTGTTACGCTCACCGGTAGCCAGACACTAACCAACAAGACAATTAGTGGCGCAAGCAATACACTGAGCAATATTGGTAACGCAAGCCTTACAAACAGCTCTATTACTTTAGGCACGACTAACATTGCGCTAGGTGCGACAGAGTTAGCACCAGCCGGTTTGACAAGCGTTACTGTAACGCAAGACCCGGTATCTAACTTCCAGTTAGCAACCAAGCAATACGTTGACACCCTTGTAGCCTCTGGTATTCACTTCCACACACCGGTGCGGGTTGAGTCACCTACCAATTTAAACGCAACATACAACCAACCCGGCGGCGCTGGAGTTGGCGTAGGCGCGACACTGACCAACGCAGGCACACAGGCCGCATTGGTAATTGACGGAATTACTCTTGCGGTCAATGACCGTGTGTTGATTTACACACAGACAACGCAAACTCAGAATGGTGTCTACGTTGTTACTAATGTGGGCTCCGGCTCAACAAACTGGATTTTAACCCGTGCCACAGACGCTGACACGTACGGAATTGTTGGACCAACGACGCTAAGTGAAGGCTCAACGTTCTTTGTCCAGCAAGGAGCCACGGGCGCGGGCGAGACATATACCTGCAACACGCAAGGTGTTATTACTTTTGGCACAACTAATATTACGTTTGTACAAATTAGTGCCACGCAAATTTATTCAGCGGGAACAGGCCTCACACTAACAGGCACACAGTTTAGTATTAGCAACACGGCAGTCACCGCAGGCGCGTATGGCTCAGCCACGCAGGTCGGTACGTTTACGGTTAACGCACAGGGTCAACTCACACTGGCCGGCAATACCACTGTAACCCCAGCCGTCGGATCTATCACTGGCCTAGGCACTGGCGTAGCGACGGCATTAGCGGTCAACACAGGCTCAGCCGGCGCGTTTGTAGTTAACGGCGGCGCGTTAGGCACGCCATCAAGTGGCACACTGACTAATGCAACTGGTTTGCCTTTAACAACAGGAGTAACTGGCACACTACCAGTTGGTAACGGCGGCACTGGTGCGACAACGCTAACTGGGTATTTAATTGGTAATGGCACGTCTGCATTTACCGCAAGTGCCACAATACCAAATACAGCAATTACCGGGCTTGGCACTATGTCAACCCAAAACGCAAGCTCAGTGGCAATCACTGGTGGCACAATTAACGGCACCACTATTGGCGGCACCACAGCAGCGGCAATTACAGGCACAACCATAACAGCAACAACATACGTCGGTATATCCGGAGGAACTTTTTAAATGGCAGCGACAAACTTTACACCCATCAGCCTCTACTTCAGCACGACTGCAGCTGCGGTTCCGACCGCAGGCAATCTTGTCAACGGCGAGCTGGCGATTAACATCACCGACGGTAAGTTGTACTACAAAGACAACGCCGGAGGGGTTAAGGTCATCGCTGGCGCAGGCGGCGCGGGCATAGCCGGCGGATCGAATACACAGGTACAGTACAACAGCTCAGGCAATTTGGCTGGTTCAGCCAACATGACCTTTAGCGGAACAGCACTTACATTAGCTAACGATGCTTTTATATCAAATCTTAGGATCGGTAGGGGTGCTAGTGCTGTTGCCACCAATACCGCTTTAGGTACCAGTGTTTTGAATGGAAACACAACTGGATCCAATAACACAGCAGCGGGTTATCGTGCTTCTTTTACAAACACAACTGGTGTTCGGAATAGCGCTTTTGGTGTAGATGCAATGTATTTTAATACCACAGGTAATGATAACTCAGCATTTGGTTTTGAAGCACTTATTATAAACACGACTGGCTCAAATAACACCGCTATTGGAAGGCAGTCTCTTTACTCAAACACCACCGCATCCAATAACACAGCAGTAGGTTATCAAGCTGGTTACTCTAATACTACTGGTACTCCACTAACTGCATTTGGTTACCAAGCTGGATTTAGTAATACGACTGGCGTATACAACGATGCTTTTGGTTTTACAACATTAAGGTCAAATACTACAGGTCAGCTTAATGTTGCCTTTGGCGCACAGGCATTGTATACAAATACCACTGGTAATGCTAATTCTGCATTAGGAACAGCAGCTTTATATACAAATACAACGGGCGCAAACAATACAGCACTTGGGTATACCGCTTTACAATTTAGTACCACAGCATCTAACAACACAGCAGTAGGCTATCAAGCCGCTTATAGTAATACGACTGGAACAGTCAACACAGCTATTGGAACACAAGCTCTTTTTGCAACCACAACTGGGGCTAACAATACAGCAGTCGGTTATCAAGCTGGTTACTCTAATACCACTGGAGCGCAATCTGTATTTTTTGGTTATAGGGCTGGTTATTCAACAACCACAATTGGACAAACTACAGCCGTTGGTTATGAATCACTATATTCATTGACCAGTGGTGCTTACAATACTGCTTTGGGTTGGGGTGCTGGATATAATTTAACCACTGGTGGTTCTAATATTTTTATCGGATTGCAAGCTGGATATTACCAATTAACTGCATCAACCAACATAGGAATTGGGCAAGGTACTTTACAAGGCTCTTCAACGCCAGCCAACAACACTGGTGCTAACAACACCGCTATTGGACATAACGCACTTCAAGCTAACACCTCTGGAGCAACTAACACCGCAGTAGGCTATCAAGCTGGGTATAGCAATACTACAGGCGCAGATAATACTTCTGTTGGTATGAATTCTATGTTGTCAAATACTACAGGTGGTCAAAATACTGCATTAGGACGCCAAGCATTAAATTCAAACACCACTGCATCTAGCAACACCGCAGTAGGCTATCAAGCTGCGTTTAGTAATACTACAGGGTACAATCAAACTGCTTTGGGAAATCAAGCCCTTTATGCAACTACCACAGGGGTACAAAATACTGCTATTGGTCAAGGTGCTTTATTTGCTAATACTACTAATAACAATACTGCGGTAGGCGCACAGGCTGCAATTAGCAACACAAGTGGTGCAGTTGATGCTTTTGGTTTTGAAGCATTAAGAACCAACACTACAGGACAAGGTAATGCTGCATTTGGTAATAATACTTTAAGATTCAATACCACTGGGGCAGCTAATTCTGGTTTTGGTACTCAAGCACTTTATTCAAATACCACTGCATCTAGCAACACAGCATTAGGCTATCAGACTTTATTTTCTAATACAACTGGGGCGCAAAACACTGCCGTAGGTCAAGGCGCACTTTATGCTAATACCACTGCTTCACAAAACACGGCAGTCGGGTATTTTGCAATGCAGTCAAATACCACAGGTTTATACAATTGTGCTCTTGGATTTAGTGCATTAACCTCAAACACCACTGCAAATCAAAACTGCGGTTTTGGCTACCAAGCTTTAAATTCAACTTCAACAGGTAGCAATAACAACGCCTTTGGTTTGCAAGCGTTGTATAGCAATACCACTGGAGCACAAAACATTGCCGTAGGTACAACCGCAATGTTTACAAACTCAACTGGCTCTAATAACACCGCAATGGGCTACCAAACTGGGTTTTCTGGAACAACCGCATCAGAAAATACTTATTTTGGTATGCAAGCTGGGTATTCAACTACAACTGCTGCACGAAATGTATTTGTTGGTTTCCAAGCGGGGTATACAAACAGCACAGGCGCAGCCAACGTATTTATTGGTGGTGGTCAATCAGGCGTTGATGTTGGTGCTGGATATGCAGTAACTACAGGCTCTAACAATTCGTTTATTGGTTGGAGGGCAGGAAACAAAGTAACTACAGGTGGTAAACATTCTATTATTGGCGGGTACGATGGAAACCAAGGTGGATTAGACATCCGTACATTAAGTGGTTATGCCGTTATTTCTGATGGTGACGGAAACCCACTTATTTCTACAAACTCAGGTCGTTCCGTAGCCCTTGAAGGCGCTGTTCCACAACTTGGCGAAGGCATCACATTCCCAGCAACCCAATCCGCTTCATCTAACGCAAACACACTAGATGATTATGAGGAAGGTACTTGGACACCTGTATTGCGTGGCGCTACAACTCCAGGGGCTTATGTTTATGACACAAATAGAACAGGTGGTCAGTACGTAAAGGTAGGCAGACTTGTAACAATTAGGGGGGTTGTATGCGTTTCAAGCGTCTCATCAGCTGGAACGGGAGGTGCTCAAATTACTGGCGCTCCTTTTGCTCAAACAAACGTAGCCCCATCTTTTGCTAGATCACCAGGGAATTTAATGTGCCAGCTTGGAGCAACGGCAATGGCGAATAGTAGTATCTTTTGTTCTTTTCATACAACTGGTGACACCTCTCTTGATTTACAAACTCAATCAACAACCACTGTTGCAGCAATTCCAGTAACTACTGTGGATGATGTAAATTCAATTTGGGCTTTCACTTACACATATTTAACTGATAATTAACTAGACCGTATTAGTCTAGTCGGACACTTAAAGGAGAATCAAAATGGCATTAACTAAAGAAGTAGCAGTAGACCAAATTACAGTAACCGAAAACGGTATTGTTCTTGTGCGTGAAACCACAACCATTAAAGAAGACGGCGTGGAATTGTCTAGGCAGTACCACCGCACCTCGTTTGCGCCCGAAGCAGACCTCACAGGACAGCCAGCTAATGTCGTTGCTATCTGCAATGCAGCATGGACACCTGAAGTAATCGCTGCTTATAAAGCACGACAAACCGCCAACCAAATTAACCAAGCAGGAGCATAAACATGACTGACACCATTAACCCAGCAGTAGAACAACCAACCGCAGAGCAAATTGCCAAGCACTACTCGGCAGCGCTTGACTCTGTAGCACTTATTAACAGCACTAAGCCAGAACTCATGTCTGACGAAAACTGGGCAGATACCATTGCCCGCAACAAAGAGCATCTAAATATCATGCTTGCTAAAGACTTCTGGACTACAGAAGATTTGACAGCAATCAAAAAAGCGGCTAAGTAATTCAGGGCAAGCCAGCAGCCCACCTTGCTGGCACATTAAAGGAGAATGACATGGGACAAGACAAAAAGACCCCAATCACTATCAATGACGTAGAGTACCATTACGAAGACTTAACCCAAGAGCAACAAGCACTGTTTAATCACTGCATCGACCTTGATCGCAAGATTGGCAGCGCACAGTTCAACCTAGACCAGCTCACCGTAGGCAAGAACGCCTTTTTCAAGCTGCTAGAGGAAGCTCTGGCCAAACCAACCGAAGTAACACAATAAATTTAATAATGAGCGACCTTATTGACAAAAACGAAGCGGCTCTGTCCGCCCACGAGCGAATCTGTGAGGTACGCTATGAGTCCATCTGCGCCAGACTAAAACGTCTGGAGCAGATACTCATCGGTACCGCCGGATGTATTATTATTACACTAATCACCATCGTAGCCAAAGTGCACTGATGAATAATGTCAGACCCATTCGGAATAACAGAGGGAGCGAAGACTCTCAGCGGTAGCCTAGACTCCGCCCGTGAAGGATCTAAACAACTAACCAAAAGCATCGAGGGCGTCCAAAAAGAGGCCGTCGACCTTGCAAACCAAAGAGCCCAAGAACGCATCCGTGCTAGACGAGAGGCAGAGCTCAAAAAACAAAACGCGCTCATCAAGGCACTGGACGAATGGAAGCGCAAGAAGCAGATCTCCGACGAGGAGGCCAACCTAAAAATCAACTTTGTAAAAAAGTATGGTGCCAAGGAATGGGACGCACTGCTCAAAATAAAACTAGACATCGAGAATCTGGAGAGAAAAAACAATGAAGAGTTTCAGCACGATCTTAAGGCAATTCGCCGAGTACAGTTCTACTGCTTTGTTGCGGCTGCGCTCGTTGCCTACTACCTTACTTGGGGTCATAAAGGCTAAACTAAAATGATGGATACCCTAATCTCCCTGCTCAAGGGCGTCGCCCCTGTACTGGCCACAGCAGTCGCTGGCCCAGCTGGCGGCGCCGCGGTGGGCTGGATTGCCTCAAAGCTAGGCATCCCTGACGACACCATCGAGGGCGTCACAGCCGCACTCACTGGCAACCCAGAGATGACCATGAAGCTCAAGGAGCTTGACCTCGAGTACGCCAAGTTAGAAGCTCAAGACCGTGATTCTGCCCGCAAAGCCTACGCAGAAGTTGCTACAAGCGAACACGCTACCAAGCTAGATAAATCTGTAGTTCCATTATTAGCCCTTGGCACGGTAACTTTAGCTTTTGGCTTTATTGGTATTTTGATGTTCAAAGATGTGCCAGTGGACCAGCAGCAAATGGTAATCTTTGCACTGGGCTTTATCACAAGCTCAGCCGGTCAGGTGCTCTCCTTTTACTTTGGCTCCAGCCAAGGCTCAAAAGACAAGACAAAAGAAATTGAAGGGTTGATGAAGAAATGAATCTAAGTCCTAACTTTACACTGGAAGAACTAACCGTATCCGAGATAGCCGCGCGCAGGAACCTGGATAACACACCCAACGCGACCGAGGTGGCGGTTTGTCGTGCTTTATAAGCAGCGATTACTTCAGGTGTCCATGCTGCATTGCAGATAGCAACGACATTAGCTGGCTGT